GCATGATAATGAAACATTTAGTAATGAACCCGGACGGAACTTTTTCTGTTGACGTCAAGCAGTGTGATGCTTCCCTTTTTCAAGCACTACTTTGGCGCGTTCACAAATTGCGTGAGCTTTGTACTCCCATGAGTATTGAAGAACTTCAAATTTTTCTGCACTTACACTTTTCTAGGTTGTTCAGAATTACTTACGCTGAGTTAGGTGACTTAATCCGTCTTTTCATTGGTATGGGGAGTGGTGACCCTAATACTATAGCCGATAACACATTAGCAATTACTTTCCTCATCTTTTTCTGTTATGTAGTTATTTCAGGTAGACGTGGGGAGGTCCCAAATTATGGCCTCTTCATGAAAAATGTGTATTGTTCTATAAATGGTGATGATTGTCTCATCACCGTTTCTCCAGCATGGATCTCTTGGTTTACCCCGGAATCTATACAAACTGTTCTTTCTCTTTGTGATGTTGAGTTTGAATTTGAACAAGTTGATCCCAGACCAGCAAATGAATGCACCTATTTAGGTTGCGTTTCTTCACTGTGTGGTGACGTCTGGATTCCTTCACCTAAGTTTGATAGAACTGTCGGATGCCTAGTGGAAGGCTCAAAATCTGACAGTATTATTTGGACAATGATGCGTTTATATGCAGCTCGCATTGACACATGGGGTAATCTTGAATCGAGAAAATTTGTCAAGACTATTATTGAGTGGTATTGGGACCATTTTAGAGATGTGCTATGTGGTTCTATTATTGTACCAGGTAAGGATATCGAGATCCCCTGGGAGTCAATTCACGCGATTTATAAGTCAGACATGCAACTTCAGACACTATACTGTGGGTACGAAAGTGGTTTGGCCAGTAATATCAATGTCCACAATATTTTTGGGATGTCGAAAACTTCGACGCCCACTAATATAACCCCGCAAGATATGAAGAGAGCTCAAGTGCTCCCATCTCTGAAGAAGTCCGTGCTACCTTCTTCTTCTAAAAAAGCTCTTATGGTGGGTAATGTGCCCCACCCGGAGAACTGTTATTGCAATTGGTGTATCGACTTTCACAAATACTTTTTGTTGTATGATGACGCATTTAATCCGACACTTGGGTATGAGGGTGAGGGTCCAAATCCTTTTGATCCGGCATCTTGGATGCAGTTTAAATATCACGGTAATTGGGGTGGTCCTCAATATTCGGCTGGCAAATATACGAAGCCTGAAGATGTCATAGATTGGAATGTACCATCTTTTGACGAATCTGATGAGGTGTATAAAAAACATGATTTCAATTACACTCGTATGCCACAATGGAAAGCTGACCGTTTGATGATTCAACATGCTAGACAGCAGCAATTAACAGGATGGAATCAACCGTGGACTAAGCTTAAGCAACAGCTAGCCGCCATTGGTTTCCATTTTAAAGCAACTCAACTGAAAGACTTCAACCCTCGAGGAGATAAGGTTGTTGAAGATCCAGGTAATTATCCCTGGGAGTTCGATCCTACGAAAGGTTACCCCGGTGAAGGGCCACCTAAGGGCAGAAAATCAAAAAAATCAAAAAAGAAATCAAATCCAGAAATTGGCAAATTGAAGCAACAAATCAAAAAAGCAAAAGCCAGTCAGTACTTGTTTGTACCTGGTAAGCAAACTGCTTCTGCCAAGAAAAAATACGCCTCGGCTTTGAAGGTTCGCAAAGGTAACGCTCCTATTACCACATATGCTTCTCCAGTAAAGACAATTGCAATGAAACAGAATGTTTCAGGTGAGCATATGACTGGTAAAGTTTACGCCTTCACAGTTATGTCCGATATGGTCCAGTATTATTCAATATGGGGAAATCCTGCTATGCAAGTTAATAAATATTTTGACTTGTCCCCATATGCCGTCTCTTCATCCAATTCAGCCGCCGGTGGTGATTCACCCCTTGTAGCTTTGGCTGATTACAAGAAGAAATGGGTTGGAAAAATTAAAATCACTTATGAATCTTTGTGCAACACTAGTACTGTGGGCGCAATTGGTACCTTCATGGATCCAGATGGTGCTGACTCAGAAGATGAGTTTTTGGGAACTTCTCAAATATTGAATGTTGCCGCTCAACATGCTAACGGCAAAGACAAACCAATAGTTTTCCCAGTTTATGACTCCAAATCATGGACTTTTTCCACAAACAACCCAAAATGGCTTCGTGTTGCTGCCAACACGGATGTTAGAAACACAACCATGGGACATTTTTACATGTACTGTGCTGCCAGTGGTGTTGCGTCGCCCAACGTTCCTTTGGGCAATGTCTTTATTGAGTACGACATGAAACTACTCACCAATTCTTCGAATGAAAGAGCTTATTTCGGAGAAGGTTCTGGGTCTACGCAAGCGACTTCAGACACGTTGATGAATACAACAAATATTACTACCTGGTTAGCACCAAAATCTGAGTGCTTGCAACCTGCTTGGTTTGCACCAGTTACTAACCCACCTATGGTGGTACCTGGTGTTTTTACACCTGCCTACCCTGGAGCTCCTACGGTCCGCTCAGGGTGGAATGTTGTTGTCAATGACACAGCTCCTGTCACGCAATTTGTTCAATTTTTTGATGAGTGGCAGTGTAGCTCTGGCAACATAGGCACTATTTGTGGAGCCTTTGTATTTCTCAATGGTATTGACGTTTCAACAACTAATTTGCGATCAGATTCCTATTCACCTTTTGGTACTGGTACCTGGTTAAACGCTTATACAGTTGCTATCCCTACTGGAGTGACTCCAGGCTCTATGCAAGTCATTCCTTTTGTCAGTCAAGCCGTCGCATCCGACCCTATTTTGAGCCTATATACGTGGGCTCTGCCATCCACTAATTTTACTAATGATGGATGGCCAACAATGAGTTTGCGCATTGATAGTTGTATGCGCTTTCATAGAGGAGAACATAAATGTGATTATTATGGTAAACCCTATGAAGTCAAAAGTGTTGCCCCAGTCTGTATAGGGAAAACTTTTGATGGTCAATCAATTGAGGATTTCTTCGTCC